CGATCAGCCAGCGCACAGCCGCTGGCCTCCCCCGAAGCCCGTGCTCCTGCGCGATCGCGTCTAGGGCCGCCGCGTGCGTCGTGGACATTTCCACCGTGACCTTCACGCGCTCCGCCCCCTGAATCTCCTTCGGCCTGCCAGCGCCCTCGCGAGCTCCTCCACGGCCTGAGGCCTTGGCCTTCTTCTTCGCCATTGCTAGACTCCCCTTGGAAGACTCGCCCGTGTGGTGGTGGGAATTCCCCCCGGGGGTCTAGCCCGGGGGGAACGCCGCGTTAGCGGCTCAGGGTCACAGTCAGGCGGTAAGGCCCGATCTGGATCCTGATCTGAATCACCATTTTCACAGGCGATCCTTTCTCAAGTGCGGTTTATGGAAACAGCCAGTAGGGCCTCCCTACCTGGCTGTTTCTGTTTTAACCGGCGTTTTCTAATGGCGCCATAGAAATCCACGGCGTTTTCATAAGTGCATCTGCGTCGGTGGATTTAGCCCCACACGAAACAAGCCCCGACGCGGGAAGTCCACGCCGGGGCCAGCCTCGGAAGTGTGTTTAGCTCAAGCAGGCCACAGCGCAGGCCACAAGCGCGACCAGGAGCACGAAGACGCAGGCCGCGGAGAGCTCGGCTCCGGTCACGCCACGACCAGGGCCGCAGCCACGATCTTGAGCGCGACCAGGGCGACCTTGCCGGCCTCCCTTAGGACCTGCCGCAGCAGCTCGGCCCGCGCCTCGACCCTGAGCGCCTCGTGCGCCGCCTCGCCCGTTAGCTCCCGCTGACGAGCCCGGCGCGCGTCGAAGGCCATGTTGGCCAGCCCGGCGTCCCCGTCCTCCTCGTAGGCCGTGGTGACCCCGTCGAAGAAGGCCGCGAGCTCGACTTCGGCCATGCCCCGCAGCTTCCCCAGGAGCGGGCGGAAGCCCTCCAGCGCTTCCTGAAGCTCGGGGTCCCCCTTGGCCTCCTTGACGGCGCCCGCAAGCTTCTGCTCCAGGCTCACTCGGGCACCTTCACGCCGAGCCTCGCGAACACGTCGCGCCCCGGCTTCGCGCCACCCAGGCGCCAGCTTTGGACTGCCCACGAGTCGGCGTTGTCTTGGCCGACGAGGCGAGCCTGCCTCGGGAGCGAGGCGTCTGCCGCGTGCGCCCGGTTGATCTCCGCGTACGCGGCTGCGCGCTTGCGAGCGCCCTCGTGGGTGCAGCAGCCCGCGCAGGCCAAGACGACGGCCGCGACCAGCGCGCGCCACCTCACAGGCCCTCCCCCTTGGCCTTGCCTCTGCCGTGGCTGTAGCCCGCGGAGGTGATCGCAGCGGCAGCGCCCCAGGCCGTGGCGTCGAGCTTGCCGAGGGCGATCAGCACCGTGGCGCAGATCAGCACGGCGAGGGCGAACCAGAACTCGGTGGACTGCCAGCCCGGCTTGGTCGTCTTGGTCACTTGCCACCTCGCCCTAGGCCGATCACGGCCTTCTCTAGGTCTCGAATCCTGGCCTTGACGGCCTTGGAGTCCTCGCGAATCTTCTCGATCTCGCGGTCGCGCTCCGCCTGAACGCTCACCTGCGTCTTGAGCTCACTGACCGCCTCGCGGAGCTTTCCGATCTCGGTGCCAAGCCCGTTGAAGAACCAGGCGCCAACGCTCAAGGCGAGCCCTGCGAATGCCATGAGGGCCCAGGAAATGACCTTGTCGACCCGAGGGTCAGGCTTCGTCACTTGGCGCCCCGCTTGCGGCTGGCCTTCTTCTTGGTGGCCTTCTTCTTGGCTGTCGACTTGGCGCGCGTTGCGGCCTTCGCTTGCTCCTCCTCGCCCTTGGGGGGGTCGGGCCTGACGATCCTGAACTCGCCCGCGTCGAGGTCTGTGCTCCAGGTCCCGACGCCTTCGAGGCTGTGACCGCAGTCCAAGAAGAGTTGCTGAAGGTCCCTTTCTAGGTCCGCCTTGGCCCGCTCGATTCTGGCGCCGATTTCGGCTTGCCGATTGGCGTTCGCGCGCTTCACAAGCTCGAACTGAGCTTGGCGGTCCTTGGGAATCTTGTGCACGGTCTCGGTCACGTCGTCTCCTTGGTTTGCAGGCCGCCCCCAGGCTCCCGCTGTCCATGCACCCTTGCCCGGCGCTCCGACGAACTAGGCGAGCTTCGCGTCCAGGTCCCCGAGGGCCTCAGCGCGCAAGACCTGCTTGGCCCACGGGGGCGCAGCCGTGCCGGCGTCTCGCGCCGACTCGATTCGAAGCGCCGCGAGCTGCAGCGGGCTGAGTCCGCGAGCGCGAGCCTCCGCGCGAATCTTGGTCGCTCGCGTTGGCGCCCAGGCTTCCGCGGCCGCCTGCGCGGCGGCGCGCTGCTTCTCGGTAGCGCCCTCCTGCATGACGACCTCGAGGGCCCCGCCCTTGGTTCTGCGAATGCTTTTGAGTTTGTGGCCTGCTGCAGCCAAGGTGTCGTGGATCTCGGCAATCACTAGCGCTGCCCCCTGGAGAACATGCCCGACTGGCTCGTGTGAGTTCCCGCGCCGTCCCCGAAGAATGTGATTGTGTAGGTGTCGCTCGTGGAGATCCCTTGCAGGTAGTGAACTCCAATCCCTGGGCGCCCTGCCCATTTGGTCTCGCCCATGAACTCGGCGCCTGTCCCGCTCCCGCCGAACCGGAACCAGACGGCGGCGGTCCGGTCGTAGGTTGTCGCGGAGTCCAGGGCGACCACGAAGGTCCCGATCCCCGCGTCGTCGAATGTCAGGTGCGCCGACGCCTCCATGGGCTCCTCGTCTAGCCCAATCACAAACTCATGCTTCCAAGCAGCGTCGCCGGAGTTGATCGCAGAGAAGGTCCCATTGCCCGCCTCCGTCCATGAGCTAGTCCCGTCGTGTCCCCAGTCCACGTAGTCCACGCGGTTGTCCTTGTTCCAGACAAACCGGGCGCGCTCGGCGTCGGTGAGTTGGCTGCTCCCGTTTGTGTAGATCGTCCCGATATACCGGCGCGTGAGAGCGCCCGTCTTGCTGAGAATCCCGTCTTGCGCCACGAGCGCGGTAGCCCGCGCGGTTCCTGAACTCCACGCCAAGATCTCCAGCGTTACGGTTGACCCCGAGGCGTAGGCGAACACGTCGTAGACGGTGCTGGCGCCAAGCGTCGGGGCGAGCGTCACGCCCGTCGCGCCGAGGTCGTATAGGGCCCAGGTCGTGCCATTGAAAAGCGAGATTCGTCGTCCCCGGTGCGGCAGTAGGTATATCGAGGTCTTGGCGGTCTGGTCCGAGGTCGGCACAGACTCAGTGCTCGACAGGCTTAGCCGTCCCTCCTGAACAGAGGGAGGCGCAACCGCCTCGCCGAGGGGGCCGATCTCGGCTCCCGCGTCGTCTAGGTAATGAGCCCCGTCGCTCTTGAAGTAGAGGCGCCAGGAGCCGCTTGCCGGGGTGCTGGGGGTGGAGGCCTGCTCGGCCATGGTCAGGTCAGCCATTAGAGGATCAGCAGCCTTCCGTCCCCTTCGAGGACAATGGAGCCAGAGCTAGAAAGAACCGGCTCATTGAGAATCTTGGTCGTGCGGGTCGACACGGTGAGGGTCGTCGTAATGTCGCGCTCTAGGTCGCCGCCGCTGCTTCCGCCGCTCGGCAGGTTGTTCAGCAAGACCTTGCGGTTCGCCCCCTCCGAGGCGTCGTAGACCGCGACGTAGTCCGCAGCCCCGTCCACGGTCGCCTCGGCGGTCAGGCCCGTGATATCGAGGAGCTCGCTCGTGAGTGCCAGGGTCCCCGTAGTGCTGGGAAGCGTGAACGTGTAGGTCCCGTCCTTGAGGTCGCCCCCGAGGTAGAGGTCTTTCCAGACCTCGGAACTCTTACCGAGGTCGTAGAGGTTGTTCGCGGCAGGGCGGAGGCTCGCCCCGGTCACGATCACGTCGCCCTTGGTCGCATGGCCGGTCGAGATCAGGTGCAGGGTCTCGCTAGCGTTTGTCCCGCCCTGAACGCTCTGCGAGCCGCTGCGCCCACCACCGTTTACATACTGCGTGTGGTGGTCGGTGCCCGTCAGCCCGGTGAGTGAGCCGTGATCGGTCACGCCTGAGGTGAAGCCGAGCGAGTCGATCAAGACCTTGACGACGCCGCCCGTGGAGGCGTCATACATGGCGAGGTAGTCGGCGGCTGTGTTGACCGCGGCGGCGACGCTCATTCCGTCGATATCAAGGGCCAGCGCCGCAGCAGAGGTGCCCAAGCCGTTGCCCGCGAGAGAGGCAAGCGACTGCCAGGCAGCGGTGCCACCAGAGACTCGGAGGAAATCGTAGGTGGACCCCACCGTGAGTTCGCTCGGCGAAGCGCTAGCGCCAAGCACGAGGGAGCCCGTTGCGTAGCCCAGGCCGGCCAGCGAGGCCAGCTTGGCGCTGTAGGACTGAACGTCCGTGTCGATTGCGAGCCCCAGCGCCGTGCGCGCTGCGGAAGCCGTGGTGCTCGCCGTGCCGCCGCTCGCGATCGGCAGAGGCGCCGTGAGGGTCAGCCCCGCGAAGGTCGGCGAGTCGGTCGTGGCCAGCCCTTGGTTGACGCCGGTCAGGTTGGCGTCGAGGGGCTGGTAGGTGGCCGAGAGGTCTGGAATGTCGCCGGCCAGGAGTGAGGCCCATGCGGGAGCCGCGCTCGCAGCGCCGTCCCCCGTCTGCGAGAGGAACTGCTTGGCGGTCGTCGTGTTACCGGCTAGCCGGGTGCCGGTTCCCGAGGCCCCGCCGTAGAGGGTGTCGCCCAGGGTCGTGAGTGGGGCCAGCGCGTCGAAGGCTGCCGCTGCTGAGCCGGCAGCGGTCCCAGTTCCGCCCTGCGCGAGGGCGAGAGGTGCCGTCAGCGTGAGGGCCGCGAAGGTCGGCGAGTCCGTGGTGGCGAGGCCTTGATTGATCCCCGTGAGGTTGGCGTCCAGGGGTTGATAGGTCGCGCTCAGGTCGGGAATGTCCCCGGCGACGAGTGCAGCCCAAGTAGGGGCTGCGGAGGCCGCTCCGTCCCCGGTCTGGTTCAAGAACTGCTTTGTGGTCGTCGTGTTGCCAGCGAGGCGGGTCTCAACACCCGAGGCCCCGCCATAGATCACGTCCCCCAGCGTCGTGAGCGGGGAACTCCCGCCCGCCGTGAGGTCAACCCACGAGCTCCCGTCGTAGAACCGGAGGGTGTTGTCCGTCGAGTTGGCGTAGATCATTCCCTCGCTGATCGAGGCTGCGTCTCCCGTCGGCGCACTCGCCAGGGTCGTGAACTGCAGCAGCCCTTGCGTGAGTTTCACGGCTCCCGCTGAGGTGTCCTGCTCGTTGAGGCGCAGCAGCTCGGTGTAGCTGGTGAGGCTTGCCGTCTCAAAGCCAACGCGGAAGACCATGTCGGCCGAGAAGGGCGCGACGGTCTTGATCAACTCGCTCGTGATCGCGCCCGTGTATCGCGTCTTCTGCGAGCCGATCTTCATGCGTTGCTGGAACTCCAGCGAGGTCCCGAAGCCAACAGCCGCCGTCACCCCCCCGGTGACTTCGTTCCTGAGCGACCAGCAGGCCTGGTCGTTGGTCGTGCTGGTGGTCGTCTTCCACCAGTCGTCTGCGAGGGCGATCTCGGTGCTCGTGCCCGCGGTGTCTTGCCAACTTGGCCGAGTCGGTGACCCCCCGGTCGGGATCCAGAAGCCGTTGGCAGCCCCCGGAATAGGCGTAGAAGCCTGCGCCGTGAGTTCGAGGCTGGAGGGATCGAGTCGGCCCGTGATCGTGGCCTTGCCATTCACAATGAGATTGGTGCAGGTGAGGTCGTCGGCCAGGGTCAGCCCGCCGAAGGTCGTCTGCGTGGCGACCCAGGCGGAGCCGTTCCAATGAAGGAGGTCGCCAGCCGTCCCGCTGGGGAGCGTCGTGCCGGTGGACGTGAGGTCCACAGCCGACCCGCCGCTCGGGTGCCAGTAAAGCTTCGAGTCAGCCGAACTCGCGTAGAAGTAGCCCTGATTGGCCGGGGCCCCTGCGCCAGGCGCTGAGACCTCCTCCATGCGAACACCCTTGGGGCCGATCCCGAAGAGGCCAGGCTCAGCCGCGCCTGCGCTGGAATAGGGCGTGAAGGTGAGCTCGTCTCCCGTCACGCCTTGCGCGCGGACGCCGCTGTGGATCAGCGAGTCGTTGCTCGCGCTGGGGAAGGCGAAGTCGACGGTGCTCACGCCAGGCGGGAAGACCATGCCCGAGGTCGTGGCCGGCGCGGTCGTGTCGTAGTCGCCGGCGAGAAGGTCGGCCAGGCCTGCCTCGACGGAAGCCACGACCATGCGCCCAGTGGAGTAGTTCCAGCCGCCCTTGACGCCTGCGCCGCCCGCGCCGCGGTCGGGAAGGTTCCCCGTGCCCTTGGTGAAACTGGAGATCCCGCCAGCCAGCTCGCCGAGCAGGATCTGCTGGGCGTCGGCCTCGGTGAAGGCGCTGGGGTCTGTGCCCACAGTGTCCGCCTCGCCCTTCGCCGTAGTGCCCGGCTGGAAGATCAGGCCCGGCAGGATCCCGCACTGGGAGCCGTAGATATAGGCCCGCGGCCCAGGCTCGCCGACGTGCGGGGGGCGCCCGCCGATTAGCTCAAAGCCGTGCCCGGTGGTCTGGCCGACGCCTGCGACCAGGTTCAGGCCGCCCTCGGGAATGCCTCCAGTCTCGCCGGGCGGCGGGGTCCATGGCGGATAAGGCGGCGGGTCCCCGTCCTCGGGGTCCCAAGGGGTCCAGGGGGGAGGGTTCCAGGGAATCCGCGGCGGCTTGACCGTGCCGAACTCGCTCCTGTAGAGCACTTCCCAGCGGCCCAGCCCTTCGGCGCACGAGCCGACGTTATGGGGAGGCGTCGGGTTGAACATGATATGAGCCTGGCGCCACTTGCCCTTCTCAGGCTCCACCTTGGGCCAGGCTGCCCGATCCATGCGGAGCGGCCCGTCCTGCTCGTAAGGCGACATGAAGAGCGCGCCAGACGTTTCGCCAGCCGCAAGGTGCACAGGCCTGACTTGCCGACCGTCCGCGTCCTTCCCAGCACTCCCATGGCGGCAGGTGTTGTTCAGGTTCACGGCGAGCGGGCCGCCAAGTTTGCCGTCGTTGTTCGCGAGGAAGCCGAGCTCGCCAATGTCGTGGTCCATGACGAAACCGTAGCCAGGCGAGCCAGGCTCAAGCCGCCCGCCCGCGCCGAGCTGGAGCGCGAGCCCGCTGCCTTCGATCAGGCCCTTGCAGATCCCGCCCTTCGGCAGGTCGAAGACGCTCCAGGCGCTCTGCAGGTGGGCCTTTCGCTCAGGGTCCGGGCTGCCGTCCGCCTTGAGGTCGTAGACCAGCGTGCCGAGCTCGGGGTCGCCCGCCCGGTTCACGCTGAAGAGCGCGTTCAACCAGTCGGGGTGGAAGGTCTCCTCCTGCGATAGGTGCTCCGTCCCCGCGCCGCGCGTGCCGGTGGCGCCCTTGACCAGGCCTCCAGCCCAGTCGGGGAGGTTGGCCTGGGCCTCTTTGAAGCGGTCGTCAGCGCTGCCGGGAGCGCGAAGCGGGAGGATCTTGGTGTCGCTGGCCTTCTTGCGAGCCGCGGTCTTGCCGGGGCCCCTCTTCGCCGCTGGCTTGCCGGGAGCAGGGGCACCTCGAGGGGGCTTGCCGGCCTGCGTGACGACCGAGGGGAACGAGACCGACCAGGCCGGGATCCTGTCGCCCGCGCTTTCCCAGAGCCCCCAGCCCACGTCGTCTCCGTGGGTGCCCTCCTCGGCTACCGAGACGCCAAAGGGCGTGTCCTTCTCGTTCGCGTTGACTCGGCACGAAAACGGAACCAGGCGTTTGTTCAGATCCCAGTCAGGGTCGTGGTGCTGCCGAGGGGTGATCCCGCGCCACGTCTCGTCCCCTACGTGTCCTCCTGCGTTGCCCATTATTCCTCCTGCACGAGTCTTAGCAGGGCGTTCCGCGTGCTCTCGGGGAGCAGGGCGTCCACTCGGATCTGCGCAGGCGCGCTCGGCATGTTGAGCGTCGTGGTGTAGCTCACCAGCCCAGACCCGTCACACCCAACCGCATGGACGACAGCGAGCAGGTTCCCAGTCGGGCGCACGTTGCCATTCAGGCTGACGGAGAACTGGCCCTCTCCGCGGTCAAGCAGGTAGGAGCAGACCCGCGCGGCGTGGGCGCGAGCCACGTCGCGCACGCTGTCTGAGTTTGAGAGGAGGGCCAGGGGCGGCGACCCACCGTTGAAGACTGAGTTCAGAATCGAGGCCTGGTCGCCGTCCCGCCAAGCAAACCGCGCGCTCTCAACCTTCGTCTTGGCCTCATGGACGGGGCCATGGTTCTCCAGGGGCGCGTTCTTGCCCAGGAGCTGCAGCGCCTCCGCGATCGTGACCTCGACGGCGTGCAGCCGGCCCTCGTTGTTTGGCGAACTGGGAACGACCGACAGAATCGTTGAGAGGTTGAACTGCTGCTTCAAGGTGACGGGCACCCCCGAGCTGCTGAACCAGAGCGCGCGCAGGTCGCCAGCCGTCGAGGTGGGCGCGTCCCCCTCGACCTCTCCTAGCTGAATGTCCTCGTAGGCGCCGAAGAGGTCAGCGCGCGGCTCAAGCTGAAAGACGCGGGCGCCCTGGTCGAGAATCTTGATCGACACGGGGGCAGCCTTCGCCTGCGAGAGGTCCGCGGCCCAACCCTGCACGTTGTAGGAGCGGGCGGTGTCGTTCGTGCGGTAGGCGAGCGCCTTGAGTTGCGGCTTCAGCACGTAATCGACGTAGACCGGGCTCGGTGCCCTCAGGCCGTTTTCGGAGTCCGTCAGCACGGCTCGGCGCGCCTTGAAGCTCAGGACGCGGTCCGAGAACTGCGCGTCAAGCCGATAGCTTCTGCGCCAGTGCCGAGCGATAGCCGCAAAGCGCGCGGACCAGATCTGATCGTAGGTCCCGCCGTCCAGCACGAACCAGCGCGCGACGTATTGCAGGCCAGGCAGGGTGTAGCTCCTGACCATGTCCTCGGTGACGCCGTTCGGGTATTGCGACGGGTTCGCGCCAGCACCCACAGAGGTCACGTTTAGGCCGGTGGCGATCGCGGCGAAGAACTCCGTGAAGGTGATCCACGTCCCAGACGCGACGACGCGCCCTGAGGCCAGCCGAAAGGTTGAGTCGGGAACCTTGATCACGTTCTCGAGCAGGGGCGGGCGCTTCCCGCGGGGGAAGCTCTCGTCGGTGTCGAGGTCAAAGCGAATCTCAAGTTCACGCGGCATGAAGACCCGCACCAGGCCAGGGCGCACAAGTGCCCGGTCGACAAGCCGCCACATGCCGGTCCGGTCAAGAGGCCGCCCCGCTGCGTCGGCGGCGGCGACCTCGCTTTGGTCGAGCGTCGCGAACACGCGAGCTATGCCCCTGAGGTCAACGAAGACGTTGACGCCAGGCAGGTGGGAGAGCACACGGGCGAGCGCGTCCGCGCCCTGGTCCCCGAGGTGCAGGTTCTGGACTGGGGCCTGCAGCGCACGCTTGGCGGCTGGCTCAATCACGTAGCCGCCAGCGCCGCAGAGCTCGGCGAGCACGTCGTCGAGGATCTCTAGAGCCGTCCAGGCGCGACCGTCCTTCAGCGTCGCCCTGTGGTGCGTGAGGTCTGCGACGACCTCCGCGGCCTGCAGCGGCACGAGCTGCGTTCCGTTCCAGCGCGTGTTTCCGCTGCGCTTGGTCACGTTGTAGCTACGCTCAACGATCGGGCGCGACCAAAGCCAGCGCCGGTCGCTGACTTGGACGGTCCAGGTGTTGAGGTCGGCACCTGCCTTTAGGGCGGTCACGTAGAGGCCCTCGACCTCTACGACATTCGTGCGCTTGGCGCGGAAGGCTTTGATCTGCTCCTTTGTGAGTTTCCCGGCCTTGCCAGCCTTCGACCTGTCCTTCTCTAGGGCGACCTTGGGCGAGCCGATTCGCAGCTTCAGCGGGCCCTTCGGTGCTGGGCGCTTGCCTCGCGCTCCGCTCGTGAGCGGGTCCCGCAGTTCGGCCTCAAGTTGCGTCTTGGCGCGTGCAGCGATCCGCTCTGCGCGCTCGCGGGTCACGACGAAGTGAGCCACGTAGGGCTTCACCCCAGCGACAAGCCCCCATGCGTGCGTCTGACCCTTGTCGCAGGGGAGTTTCACGCCACCCAGGGCGAACTCGGCGACGACTTGCGGCACGCTAGCCCGCCCCGCCGAAGCCCAGGAACTGCCCCGCAGAACGCAGTTTGGCCTCCACCGCGTCGGCGATCTTCGTAGCCGCCGAGTCGATCGCAGCCGACGCTGTGCCCGCCAAGGAGCCACCCAGCACGTCCTGCTGGGCTGCGTTCACAGCCACAGAGTTCGCCTTGCGGTCGTTCTCAAGGTTCAGGTTCTGGATCACGCTGCGTTGCGCGAGCAACTCCCGCACCTTGGGCGAGATCGCGCCTACGCCGGCAACCTTCGCGATCGCGTTGGTCTGGGAGTTGAGATCCCCCTCTGCGCCCTTGAGCGCTCGATCCAGGCCCGCAGCGCCTCCGAGCTCGCCGCCGGGGAGAGAGGCGCCGAGACTCAACAGGCCCCGATCTAGGCCGGCGCTGAAACTGCCCCCCCGCGACTGGTTCACGAAGCCTGCCGAGATCGCCTTCCCAGCCTGAGCGGCGAAGAGTGCTCCCGCGGCTGCAGCCGTAGCACGCCCTGCTCCCAGCAGAGCTGAGGCTGTGCTCGCCTTCTTCTTCTCCTGGTCAGCCGCAGCTGCGCTCTTGCCGCCGCTGCCAGGGGCCGCACCAGTGCCGCCCCCCTGGGCCCTGATCGCCTTCAGGATCGACTCTAGAACTCGAAGCTGGGGGTTCTTGCCAGCAGGCGCGGGGGCCATTAGCCGCTCGCCTTGAGCGAGCCGCTCGAGTTGCCGGTGGTTGGGCGCACCTTCTTCGCCTTGTGATAGACGAAGGCGAGCACGATCCCGGTCTCAACAAAGCGAGTCGACCTGGCGCCCGTTGAGAGCATGAGGTCCAGGTGTTCCTTCGCGACACGGGAACTGAAGTGGACGAAGTTTGCGGACTTGGCCTCCTCGATCGCGGACTTGGCGATCTTCTCGGCCTCGTCGCTGACTGTGCCCACGACTCGCGTGAAGATCCGCACCGTGCGTGCCGCGAGTTGCGGCCCCACATGCAAGTCAGACGCTCGAGGGTCGTTCCCGTCCAGGACTGGGATCACGTGGTTCCCAAGCAGTTCGGTCTCCTCCAGGTCCACCTTGCTCGCGACGAGGTTCGAGTTGTAGGCGAGGTAGTCGACGTAGCCCCCTGCGCGACGCTCGTCGAGGTTCACAGTGATCTGCTCGCCGACGACGTCGAGCCCCGCGGTCGCGCCCGCCTCGGAAGCCTTCGTCTTCAGGAACGGGCGGATAATCGCGACCATGTCGGCGACGGTTTCGCTCGCGCTGACCTTGACCCCGGTCGAGAACTCAACGCGCACGAGCGAGGGCGGGGCGCCTTGCCCTGGAGTCGCGAGCGACACCTTGGCCGTGGGGTTCTGCTGGGGCCCCGCGAACTCCTGCGAAGCCTGCGTGATCGTCACTCGATACTGAGTGCCGACGAGCCGCGTGTCGTCGGTTCCTTGCGGGCTTTGGGCCGTCAGGATCTGAATGTAGACGGTCTCGAAACTGCAGCTCTGATCGAAGTCGTCGTAGTCGAGCGACGCCGGCGCCAGGATCTCGTAGGTGCCGGCCATGGCCCCCACAAGCCCAGAGGCGTAGCTCTCAAAGGTGGAGAGGTGCCCGCTCGCGGACGTGCCGCTCAGCCCGGTGTATCCGGCCTTCACGGTCACGATCTGGCGCCCCTCGCTCGTCGGCGTGATCAGGGTGCTTCCCGTCAGGCGCCCGCCCTGGCCCGCCAGGTCTGCGGGGAGGTGCCCAACGATCTGGAGACGAAGTGCGGCGCTCTTCGCGGTGCTGTAGCTCGGGTCGACGGTGAAACTCGGCTGCGCGTTCATGAACGTGTGCGCGCCGGGCGTTCCTGCAAACTGGTCTTCGCCTTCGACCTCGACCGTCAGCCCCTGGTTAGGCGTCCTGAGAGCCGTCCTGAGAGCCTGCAACGCAGTTGCGAACTGAAGATCAGAGCCCGTGCCGACGATCACGACAGTCGCTTCCAGCGTCGCCACCGGGTAGCTCATGCTGAACTCGTGCACGTCGGAGAGGAACAGCGAGTAGCCAGACCCAGTCGTGCCAGCGCTGCTGATCACTTGGGACCCGTAGGTGATCACGACAGCCACTTAGCCAGCCCTCTGCGCGACGAACTTGGCGAGGAGTTGCTTGTGTCGGTTCTCGTGGGCGATCAGCAGCGGAGGGCGCCCTGGGCCTGCGCCAAGCGCGTGCCACTGCTTCTCCTGCCGATAGATCTCGGCTGCAGCCGTCCAGGCCGCGCAGGCCTCCTCGCTTTCGGCGAGATCCGCGAGTGTCGGCACGACACCAGCTCGACGTGCCGTGAGGGCGCTATCCAGAAGCTGCGTGACAACCTGCTCCCGCTCCTCCTGGGTGCACTCCAGCCTAGGGCCCTGTTGTCGCGCAAGAGTCCATTCGCCCAGCGTCACAGGACCAAGTCCCCGAAGGTCGCGATCTGCTTCACGCGCCCAGTCGCGTCCGGGAAACCGGCGAAGCCCGCGCTAAGGGTGGCGCTCAGGAAGCCCGTGAAGGCAATGGGGTCCTCGCCGAATCCGACGGCGTTGTAGAGCAGGAAGGAGAGCGCCTTTGAGTCGTTGAGCCCGTCTGCTGCACCGTCCTTGACGTAGGTGGGCACGCAGAGAATCTTGGCCCCGAGCGTCGAGAGCAGGACCCCGCGCGAGCTGCTGGCGTTGTAGACCTTCTGCGGCGTCGTCCCGGTCCCCGCTAAGACGCCACGGTAGATCGACGAAACAATCGCGAGCTCCCACTGCGTGAAGGTCGTGGACATGAGGACGCCCTCGCCCTTGTAGAGCATGTCGGTCGTGTCGCCGCCCTTGGCCTCGTCCGTGATCGGCGGGGAACGGCGCTCCAGGATCGAGAGCGTTGTGAACTGGGCGAGGCCCATGTCTTCGCCGCCATAGGGCCAGGCGGCGCCGAGGTCGGTCGGGTTCTTCACGAGCGAGCACGGGACTCGCAGCTGTCTGGACGTGGCCGTCATGGCTCAGGAATCGGGGTAGTGGGGCCCTGCGTTCAGGGTCGCGGTGGAGCTCAGTGGGCCTTCGGCGGCGAGGGCCGCGCCAGCGACAAGCGTGATCACGGTCGCGGTGACGCTCGCGATCTCGTAGGTGCCGTCATTGCTCGAGGTGCCGGCCACGGTGAGTTGCATACCCGCCTCGTAGCCCTCCGTCGTGAGGTCGCCCGAGCTGAGCGTGATCGTGTCCGGGTCGGCGTCGGCGAAGGTGAACGTGCGCCCGCCCGCCGCGGTGACCTCGGTCGCGGGATCCACGCTCGGGAGGTAGCCGAGCTGGTAACTCGCGAGCCAGTAGGCGATCTCGCCCCGGTCGGCCTCAACCTCGGTGTCTACGATTTGGAAGGAATCTCCCCGCAAGAACGGCACCTGCCCACTCACGCAAGCCAAGTAGGTTCCCATGCCCCCGCGGCCTGCACGGGTGCCGAGCCCGCCGACCCGCGTGAACGGAACAGCGATCACGTCGCTGAAGTAGACGGTCCCCACGGCGAGGGTGTCGATCTCGATCGCGAAGAGAAGCGCGTTCAGATCGAAGTTCGTGGGCCAGCAGTTCGCCCCAGGCGTCGCCACGAGGTAGACCGTGGTCCAGTCGTCGTCCGTCAGCGAAGCGAGCGTCACTGTGCGCTCAAGCCCGCCGCTCGTCGCCGTCGCGCTGAGCCGCAGGGTGAGGTTCCCCGTCGCGCTCGAGGCGCGGTAGACCCGGACGCCGATCAGCACGGGCACGTCCCGCGGGAGCCGCGCTCCAGCGGTCGCCACGAGGGCCTGATAAATCGTGTCGTCCGCGGTCTGCTTCAGGCTCCTCGAGGTGCCGCCGCTGGCGGTTGTGTCGAGGTAGATCTGCGCCGCGGTGGTGTTCGTCTCGTAGTTGCTAAGCGAGCTCGCCGCGGTCCAACTCGTGAGCGCGGTGATCGTGGTCCCGCTGAAGGTGCCCTGGTCGAAGCCAGGATTCTTGAGCAGGGTCGTGGCCTTCGCCGAGGCCACCGGGATCCCGGACTGGTCGATCGAGGGCCCGTAGCCGTCGAACTCCAGCAGGTCCGGGCTCTCCGCGGTGCCGCGAATCCGGAACGTCTCGCGGAGGGTCTGCCCGGTCGTGTGCTGGTCCTCGACGCACTCAAGCGTGAGGGTGTCAGCGAACCAGCCTTGGAGCTCCTGGCCGTCTTCGTCCACGGTCAGCCGGACGCAGGTCCCGTCGCCCACGTTGGAGCCGCCCGCGGAGGGCGTCCCGTAGACCAGGGCGCGCTGCTTGACGTGGTGGCTGTTCGTGACGAAGGCGTCGTAAAGGTCCAGCATGACCTGCTGGATCGAGCCCCGCTGGGCTGAGTCGAGGTCGTAGGTGGAGCTCAGCGCGAGCTGGCGCAGGATCGCCTCGAGCACGGGCAGCATGAGCCCCGCCCCGATCGCGCTTGCGCAGGCCTCGCGCAGCTCGTCCACGTCGGAGGCGGCGCCCCCAGCGATTCGCCCGCTGAGCGAGTCGCGCAGGGTCTCCACGGTCGCCAGGAAGCCCGTAGTGCTCACCCGCGCCGCGGTGCTGTGCGCCTGGGCAAGCTGGCAAGCATTCGCCAGCGCGGTGCCCATGAGCGTTGCAGAAGGTTCAGCCATTGCCCTAGCCGTTCAGTTGGTTGGTGTAGCAGTCGGCGGAGTAGCGCCCGCCGACAGGCTTCGAGGTGAACGAAACGGTCCAGGTGTCGTCCGCGTCGGTGATCTCGTCGCCTGGGGCGAGCACGACAGCCGAGACGAGGATTCCGCTGAAGCGCCGGCCAATGACCTGCTCGTCGTCAGCGAGGTCAGAGACGACAGCCGTCGTGGTGACTCCGGCCTGGCCGATTTTGGTCGCGGTGATCGACTCGCCAGCCAACGTGTCGAGCCGGCTCCCGACGAGCGCGAATCTGTCGCTGAACCGAGTCACGGCCTCTCCTCAAAGAAGAGAGGCGGCACGGCACGCGCCGGCCGCCTCTCGGTGTGGTGGCAGATCAGGCGCCCTAGCTGAGGGTGGCCTTGATCGCCTTCTTGAAGTCGCCAGGGCCGGCAGCGCGCGTGGCCTTGGCCGTCGCGACCGCCCGGTTGTTGTAGATCCACTCCTGCGAGCCCTCGCCGAGGATCTCGACGGTCGGCGTGTCCTCCTCCTGGAGAATGAAGGCAGGCGAGGACTTGTCGTCGACGCGGAACATGAAGCAATCCGCGGCAGCCGAGAGGCGCTGCTCGGGAACGATCGTGAAGTTCCACTCAAGGTCGAGGTTGGGGTTGCTCGAGCCGGAGTTGCGAAGCGCGCCCTTTGCCGCAGCGACCATTCCAGGCGCCATTTTCGGCGGGCAGACCATGACGAACTCGTGGGCGGACGCGTTCGCGGGACGCCCCTGGTCGTCTGCGAAGCTCAAGAAGTGGGCCGCCATGCCGCTCAGAATCCGCACGCACTCGTCGGCGGTCGGCACGGCTGGCACCGTCACGTTGAGCGCGTCCAAGGTGCCGGCCACGAGGGCGTTGTCCATGGTGCCCGAGTCGCCAATGCTGTGCGCCGTGCTGAAGAACGCCACGCCGTCGTAGGCCAGCGGGTTGTTCTCCACGATCTCGACGCAGAGCTTGTTCCAGTGGTCGCTGTAGGCGAGCGCAAGCTGCGGAAGCCGGCGGGACATGTGCCCCGTCTTGTCCAGGCGCCAGTCGCGCTTGTTGAACTGGATCGAGGTCTCGAAGTCCTCGTTCGTGATATCGACGCCGAGGTCGCGCAGTTTGTTGAGGTTCAGCCCGCCGTAGTGGCGACGCGGCTCCGGGACCTGCCCGAGCCAGCGGTGCTTCTCGGTGACAGCGTCGCTCATGAAGAAGAGCCCGGCCGCGATCGCCCAGGTGTTCTTCGACTTGATCTCGAGCTGCTCGTAGAACTGCCCGCGAATCCCGCGCTCGGTCAGCGCGGAGTTGTCCGGGCCGCCACGCGCGTTTGCCGCCGCGAGTTGCTCCGTGAGAGCCTGATCGCCCTTTGCGGCCTTGAAAGCGAGCTCTTCGAACTTGCTTCGCCGGCCGCGCCGGCTGGGCCGGTCGTGCAGGTTGACTTCGATATCGAGCGACGCGAAGGGGTTCGCGCCAGTGATCAAACGGGGCATAGCGCCTCCTGTGGGTTCTCTGAGGCCTAGACGCTTTGGAGTGCTTCGGCTTGGAAGGCGACCATGACGACAGAGCCGGAGACGTGGCGCACGATCTTTCCGATCGCGGTGTGAGCGCCGGCCGTGGTCGTGAAGGTGTCGTCGTCGGACGCGTAGACGAGCGCGTTGAGCGTGGCTACAGCGCCGCCCGTCACGGTGAGCTTCACGACGCCCTGCTGAATGGCGCGCACGTTGACGTCGCCAGCAGCCCCGCTGGAGTTGTCGGCCTTGCCCATGGCGAAGCCGCAGAAGACGTCGCCGGACACGTGCGGCCGGACGTAGCCAAGCGAGGCGCTCTCTCCGATCGCGCTGCCCTCGTAGATAATGTCGGCGGCGATCACGGGATAGTCGTTAAGGACGGGGGACTGGCCAGCCTCAAAGACCCGGCCAATGTTGGTGCTGCGAGTGGTCATGGCTTAGACCTCCTGGGGCATGCAGTTGTGGAGACCCTCGCGCTCGACTTCGCCGAGGAAAGCCTTCTTGGAGCCGAACTCGGCGCGCAGGCGAGCGCTGGACTCCCAGACGTGGTCGGCTTGCTCCGCCTCGGGCAAGGCAGCGAGCTGCTCGGCGGCGGTGGGCGCCTTGCCGGCCTGGCGACCAGGCCCGTCGAAGCCAACGCCAACGCCTTCGCTCTTCAGCGCGGAGAGCACCTCGGCCTTGTCGTCGGCCTTGGCCTTCGTGGCTTGGCCGGTCGCCAGCTCCTCCAGGAGCACGTCAGCAAGAGCGGCCTTCGTCTCGACGGCCGAGAGGCCCTCGGCGAATTTCTGGGCAGCCCAGCCCACGCGGCCGGGGAAGCCTGCGAGGAACTCCGCCAGCTCAGCGCGAGCAGCCTTACTGCCCTCCGCCTTGGCTGCGGCAAGCCGCTCCTGGAACACGGGGCCCGCCATGAGCTCCTCGGTGGTCTTGTTGCTGGGCACGTCGCCCTCCTGCTGTTGGCTCATGACCTCGCCACTGGTCCCGCGATCTGCGGGCTTCACGACGAAACTGGTTTCAAAGAGGCGCGACTTGCGCGCGATCGAAATGGGGCCTGTGACGGTCTGCCCGTTGACTTCGGCGGTCTCGTCGGGCTCGACCTCTTCCCAGGCGGAGATATCGAGCCCGACAGAGGCCTTCCACGGGAAGCCCTGCTTTGAGCTGCGACGGACCTCGGCGCCTTCGCCCTGGTCGTAGACAACCCCGGACATGCGGACCTGGTCAGTGATTTGGATTGCGTCGGCGTGGCCTACGACTTTGGTGACGTCGTGCTCACGAAGGATCGCGAGGTTCTCCTCGGGGATCTCCATGCCGGCCAGGTCAAAGACCGCACGGCCATACCAGCGCTTGACGATCGCGCCCGTGTAGGCAACGAGGTCAAAACGGCCAGACTTGGTGCCCTCCTCGCCAGCGAGAATGTCCACCGCGACGGAGAGTTGGTCCTGGTCCTTGTTGCGCTTCAGCTTGGGCTTCACTTGGAGCCCTTCGCCTTCTTCTTGGGAGCCTTCTTCTTGGGAGCCTTCTTCTTCGCGGCCTTCTTCTTGGGAGTCGCGCTCAGGCGCTCCGTGCTGGGGAGTGCCGAAGGCTTTGCCTCAGCCTGGAGGGCCTTGAGACCCGCTGCGAAGACCTCTCGGGCAGCCCACGCTTCGCTTCCACGGGCTTTCGCCAACTCGCGAAACGCGGTGTGGTCAGTGGGGGAGAGGTTGGTCACATGGACTGAGCGGCTCATGCGGGCAAACTTGGCACCCGCCCGCTGAGCCCGCCTCAGGGGAGTTCCCGGTAGGGGGAAAACCCTTTAGGGGGAACTCCCCCTAGGGGGAAAACCCCCCAGGCGGCATGCGGCTTGGGCCCCTAGCTTTCCCCTCATGTGGAACTTCAGCCAATACACGGACGCGGAGCTGGCTTCCGTCCGCGCGGCAGCCTTGGCGCAGCTCCTAGTCCTCCTCGGCGGGCCGAAAAGCGGCTCTCAAGACGGTGCGGCCTTCTCGGAAATGAGCCTGGCCGAACTCAAGGAGGTCCAGGGCGCGATCGACGCCGAAGAGCGGCAGCGCGCCGAGGTCCCAGGCGGATTCCTCGCCGCCGAGTTTGAGGACCCCTCCTAGTGTTTGAGCGGGTCACAGCCAGCGCAGCGGGACTCCGCGAGCGCCTCGACGCCCTTATCGACACGGTTTCCCCTCGCATGGGGGCTGAGCGCCGCGCTTGGCGTGCAACCTCGGAGCACCTTGGCAGCCGAATCGGGCGGAAGACTCGTATCCGCGGGGACATTCCGAGCGGAGGCCGTGCAGACCACTACCTCGGCAGCGATCGCTGGAACGAAATCGAGGTTGCCCGTCGACTTGAGCGGGAGTCTCCGCTTGCCGAAAGCCTCCTCGCTCGAAGCGTCGAGAACATTGTCGGCCCAGGCTTCGGGCACCAGGCCAAGACAGGCTCTCCGCGCTGGAACAAGCGGGTCGAGAAGCTCTGGGCTGAGTGGTGTGAGGGCCCCTGCGACGTCCGCGGGCTCTCCCCCATGAGCGAGCTCCTGCGGCTGACCTGCCGCGGGCGCCTTCGTGACGGAGACCAGGGGACTGCCCTTCTCTCAGTGGGAAGCCTGCAGATCTTCGAGTCTGACCAGATCGTGAGCCCTTCGCGATCTCCCGTCCCGACCAAGAACATGGTCGACGGGGTCGAGCTCGACCACAGCGGGCGACCGATCGCCTACCACGTCGTGAGCAACCCTGACCCTGTGCTGGGCTCCGTTCGCTTCGGCAACAAGACCACCGAGATCCCCGCCGAGTCGTTCGTCTTCACGGCCAAGCGCACGCGCCACGGGCAGACCCGAGGCATGCCGCCGCTGGCCAAGATCGCTTGGCTGCTCGAGCAGATCGACGGGAACATTCAGGCCGTGACGGTCGCCTCTCGCATGGCCGCCTGCATTGGCCTGGTGATTCAGCGCGACAAGAAGACCAGCGGGCTGCCGACTGACCAGGACGGTCGCCCTCTGCTCAAGCTGCAGCCTGGCTTCGTCGCCGAGGTGGGCCAGAAGGACAACGTCACTCAGGTTCAGCAGACTCAGCCCGGAACAGACTGGCCGAACTACCTCGCGGCCCTCCTGCGCCTCGCCGCGCTGGAGTTCGGGCTTCCGCTTGAAATCGGTTTCCTCGACGTCAGCAGGGCCAACTACACGAACCTGCGCGCCGCCTACCTCCAGTCCCAACGGACGTGGAAGATCGAGCAGGACGCGCTCAAGTGCTGGCTCACGGCGATCTATCGCTGGAAGGTCTACAACTGGATTCGCGAAGGGAAGCTTGAGCCTCGCCGAGACGCCTTCGCGCACCTTTGGGTGCCGGCGCCTTGGACGTGGGTTGACCCTGAGAAGGAGTTCAAGGCCAAGCTCGCGGCTGTGGACGCCGGCGTGCTCACGAAGGGCATGCTTGCCCTGGAGCAAGGCCACGACCTCGCCGACATTGCCGAGGCCCGCGGCAAGGAGCTTGAGCTCTTCGAGAAGCACAAGATCCCCGAGGTCCGATCCACGCTGACTCGTGACCCTGTTGTTGCGCAGGAAGCAGAGGAACCGGAGGAACCGGAGCCGGAGCCCACGGCCGACCCGAAGAAAGCTGCCTAGCTCGCGTCGACGTTGAATCGCGAAGGCTTCCCGAGATCGGGCGAGCAGCACTCGTTGCATTCGTAGAGGCTGACCTTGGGCAAGCCTGCGCTTCCAATGCGGCGGCAACGCCCCACTCGCCCCTCGTGCACGCAGTAGGGGCACCGAATCGGCGGCGGCAGCACGCGGCGGACGAAGCGCGGCGGGCCCTTGCCGCGAAGTACGCGCCCTTCGTAGAGGACCCGCACCCCCTCCTTGCCCTCCTCAACCTTGGGGGCCAGGGGCTCTTCCTCGGTCACTAGGCCCGCTCCGAAGTTGAGAAGGCCGCCTTGGCCGCCTTGCTGAGCGCGTCTCGCGCCTTCTCCCAGGCCTTGCTGGCCTCCTCCCCCTCCTGGACCAGTTCCTGCAGCCGGGACTGGGCCTCCGCCACCTGGTCCTTGACCTGGCGGGTGACCTCCGTGCCCTTCTTCTTCGCGATTTTGAGCACTTCCTTGGCGTTGGCGAGGTCGCGCTTCTGTGCCTCCACCCCCCGGGCGATTCGGTTCACGAGAGCCCTCGCGCCGTTCTCGGCTGAGACTAGGCCTCGGTCGACGTGCTGAGCCATGAGCTCGCCTTGGGCCGACAGTGCCGCCTTGAGCTCGCTCCGCGCCTTGGCCAGGGCGCCACGCTCGAAGTCTTTGACCTTCTTCAGCGCCGCCTTGTGCTTCTTGTCGACTTGCTTCAAGTCGGCCTTCCGCTTGTCCTCCAGCTTCTCCGCATGCGTCTTCTTCTCGTCGACGCCAGCGGCGAGCCGAGCAAGCACAAGCCGGCGCTCCTCTCGCAAGACATGCGGCGGAAGAGCTTCGCGCCGCGTGCGCTCAGCCTCTCGCTCAGCACGCGCTTCGGCCTCCTTCGCCAGCTTTGCTTTCTGCTCGGCGAGAGCCTTCGCCTTTCGCGTGGCGAGCTCCTTCTTCGTCGGTTCCTTCTTCTTCGCAGCCACTTATCACCACCCGTCCGTGTAGGGGTCTAGCCAGTCGTCTTCGTCGTCCTCGTCGTCGGCATACAGCTGCCGCTCTCGTGTCTGTTGCTGGGCGATCTCGCGGATCGACTCGCGGTCTCCTGCGACTAGCAGCTCGGCTCCCACGACGCACATGTAACTGCAGTCCCAGAGGTGGTCGGGGCGGCCTCGCCGCTTCCGCCAGACCCACTTGCCCTCGCCGCTCGCGAGCTGCTCGTAGACCTGCCGCTGCCCGCACATTTGCTGGAGGTAGACGGGGTCTGCGGCCTGTGTTGTCTCCTCCCAGGAGTCGCTGCGGCAAAGGGCTGCGGTCTGGTCCTTCCAGTAGTTCGCGTGGGGCTGGACGAGCTCAACCTGCTTCTCCTTGTCGTCGCCGAAGCGGATCACCGTGAACGTGATCGGCTTCCCCTCCTGGGCCCCTTTCTTGGCCCCAGAGCCCTTCAGCGCCCGGACGTGCGGGGTCGTGGCCGCGAAGTCGTAGACGACCTGTGAGCGGGAGCCCTCGAGCGAGCCGCCCGCGGTGCCACCGCCGGCGTCCACGACCAGGAGCACAGCCGAGGCTGTCTTGTCGCTGCCCTCGATCGGCCAGCGCCTCTCCAGGGCGCGTTCGCGAAGCTCGTCGGTCGTCTCGACGCGGCCGAAGTCGATCAGCCGCGAGCGGCCGCCAGGGCCCCAGGCGCGGGTCACAAACCACCAGTGGTCCTTCTGGGTGTCCGCTGCCGAGACGAGAGCCGTCGCCCAGGCCGGGATCACGCCCGCCTTGTGCACGGCCTTCCGCTCGAAGAGGGCGGCCGTCAGGGAGCCGCGCTCCTGCTCGTAGGGGCGTCCGAGGGATCCGGTGAAGAAGTTCTGAACGTCGCCTGGCTTCACAGCCCGTAGGTAGCGAGCGACCAGGTCCGAGGTGCTGCGGCTCCAGTGGTAGAGCTCGTCTATGTGGACTGCACGCCGGCGCGAGGGCTCCCCGGGGGTCGTCCTGACCCAGGCGGCCCGCGGGTCCTCGTCGGCTCCGCGCACGTCGCGCAGCTTGCCCAGGCAGGAGGGGCACTCGATCCACGCGCTCTGCGTGCGCTCGACGTGCGCCGCTAGCAGGATCCGCAAAGTCGGGTCGCTTGGCGAGGTCGCGGCGCTCTGCTCGCAGCCCTCGGAGTCCAGCCAGCGGACTCGCTCCCACTCCAGCGGGGCCAACTCGCCGCACTCGGGGCAGGGCAGGTGCCGCTGCCGCTTGTCGAGACACTCGTCGTGCGCGGTGCAGATCAGGTCGTCTGCGTGCGCCGGCTTGCTCAAGAGCACGATCTTCCGCCGCCGCCCGAAGGTCTTGGTCCGCTCCTCGGCCAGGCCGATCGGTGAGCCCTCTTTGCCGACCTTCGAGGGATAGAGCCCCGTCTCGTCCAAGATCACACGGGGGAAGGGATCCGAGGCCAGCGAGGCCGGCGAGCCCGCCCAGCCAATCACGATCCGCATTCCGTTCGTGAGGATCAGCTCGTTGATCGAGTTCTTCCGCCGCCGCCCCCGCTGCCCGCCCGGCGCCGGCAGCAGGTGCTGCAGCGCGGGCGTGTTGCGGAACATGGCCTTGAGCTTCTCCATGGCCTTCGTCGCCGGGAGCTCCGCGCTCATGACCCAGAGCACGTCGCCCGGATCGAGGAGAGCCCAGCGGCCGATTGCGCAGCGCACGAGCTCGCTGATCCCCATTTGTGCGGCTTTGAGGCACACGACCCAGTCCACGCTCGGGTCGGCCAAGAGCTCGAGGAAATACTTCTGCCAGCCGAGGGACCTCCACGGGCCCGGGTCTGCGCTCTCGTCGGGGCCCAGCACGCGGAAGGTGTCGGCCCACTCCCAGCCGCCGAGGTCGGGCGGGGGTTCCCAGAGCTGCTGCAGGTCTTTGACCCAGGCGAGGCTCATAGACAGGCCCTGAAGAGGTGCCGGTTGGCCTCAAACTCTTCTTCGGTGGTCGGGAATGCCGGGGCCCACTTCCCTGGATACTTCCTGAAGGCCTTGGGCTCTTCGATTGCCCGAATCTTTGCCAGGCACACGAAGCACCAGGACGACTCAGGGATCCGCTGCGGGTGGCCACAACGGCGATCAAGGCAAAGGCGCTTGCACTCGTGGCAGTGCCAATGCGGGCCCTTCTTGCCAAGGGTGCGTTGAGCACAAACCCCGCAACCGGGCCCCCTGCTGGCCAGCGCCTCAAGCAGCGCCTCGGGCCCGAAGACCTCCAGCAGCTCGGCGGGGTCAGGCCTACCGAGGGCGCCAGACCGCAGGGCGCGGAGGGCGCGCATTCGCTCGCGGTCGATCATGAGCACCTACACCCAGCCGGGACGAAGTCGCAGCCAGGGCATGGGATCAAGTCTTGGCGCCCAGCAAGAATGCAAGCCAGCTCAAAGGTTCCGCGGTGCCCGCTAGATAGGCCTGCCGCCATGATCTCGACTGGAGTCGGGGCGCTCTCGCTCACGCCGAGCCCCTGCCGCAGACGCAGCACCACTTACCCGTGATCGCGCCCGCCTGGGGTCCCCCGCAGACGCAGCACTTGGGGTTCGCTGGATCCTTCGGGAGCAAGGGATTCGCTGCTGCGATCCCGTGAGGGGTGAGGGGGTGCGGAGAGACCCCGCCGCTACACGTTTCGCACGAGGGGGAGTTGAAGAAACAAGGGCAACCACCGCACCCTTCGCACTCGGCACCACCACAGCGTCTGCAAACCCTCACAGTGCCAGCTCCTCCCGCGCGAAGCTCTCCAGCACGCGCCGAAACTCCCGCTCAAGCAGATCGTGCCGCTCGTCGTAACTCATGCCCTCCATGCGCTGAGACAGCAGCGAGGGCAGTGAACGAAGGCGGGTCTTAACGACCTCGACCTGGGCGCCCCAGGCGCGCTTCACGTCCTCGTAGGGCACGAGCTCGCCGAGGGCCTCGGCCTCGATCCGCTCCCGCTTCTTCTTCTCAAGCTCTTTGATCGCGAGGTTGACTCGACGGATCTCCTCGGCGAGGTCAGCAGCGTCAAGCTCCTCGTCAGCTCGTCCAGAGGGGCGCCCGAGGGGCTCCGCACCCTCCGGGGGGCGGCCCACGTCGCCAGACCTCGCCGTGCTCCTGATCCAGCCCTTGACCTTCGCCAGGTCGAAGACGAGAGGCGCCCGCGGCCCAGCCCCGCGGCGCTCGTGAGGGCAGCCGGCAGCGAGGTAGGTCGTCAGGGTGCGGCGGGAGACCCCAA